GAAAGAATGCCGAATATGAGGATCGACGACAGCCACGAACAACTACGGTTTGCTTAACAAAACGATCATTTAGAGGAGGAAAAAGCAAATGAAATTGACAGCAGATGTAAAAATGCAGATAGAGGCCATAAAGAATCCGAGTAGGCTAAACGTTATAGATTATGGTGATACGGTTTTGCTGACAGACGGGTGGAAAGGCCCATATATAAAAAAAGAAAAAGCCATAATTAATTTAGAGAAAATAAGAAATCCTGGAAAGTGTAATTACGAACTTGATCCTAAAACGTTAAAATTAATCTTCCTAAAGAAGACGAATCATCTTCTCATTACTCCAGGCGGTAGCACAGTTCGGAGATTTGACACAGAAGAAAAAGAACACATATGGGCGAGGAATGATTGGATTAACGAATATGGCAATGCTTTTAGCTATGCCACGGAAGAAACAAAAAAGGCGATTATACCGGTTAGTATAACTGGTGAACCTTTGGGAATCGTGTTAAGTGTACATGTTGAAAAAGAGGACAACTAACGATAGAGCCGTGGCAATGGCGAAAATGGCGGCAACATAGGCCGTGCGCGAGTAGCCATGTAAGACCATTTTGGCGACGTCAACAAAATGGTAGAGGAGGATTAGAAATGGAACAACTTATTATCGGTGAAACAGACAGAGGTACATATTATGTTAGGCCCATGAGTTGGGCCGGAATCTGGGACAAAGACGGAAAATTAAGCGGATGTAATACGCTGTATGAATCCGAAAGTGAAGATGATTGCAAATCATATGTTAATCGACGGAAGTTACTTGAAATGGTAGCAGATAATCCAGAACTGCCAGTAATCCCGATGGTATCATATGATTGCGTAGCCGATGACTGCGGCTATTGGCTCTCTCGATTCGGAAATGTGGAAATCGGCGAAATCTATGAAGGTGAAGAAAAAGTATATATTCGAGATAAGGACGATTGGAATGAAATTTTCGAGGACATATCTACCGCTTGGGAAGTGGCTAATCTAAGCGACGAGGAAGCGGAGAAAAAAGTGGATTCTCTCGATTGGAAAAAGGGAATTATCGTCTATATCGAATCTGATGTGGGTTAATCGGCAAAATCGAGATAAAGAATAGTTTGTGGAGTAATACACAGAGAAAGGAGCGGCCGGCATGGCAAGACCAAAGAAAGCAGAAGGAGAGAAATACATACGGCAGGATATAAGCATAGAGCCGGGACAGTTTAGGCGGCTTATGGCCTATTGCCAGCGTGAGGACCGCTCCATCTCCTGGGTGATCCGCAAGGCGCTGGAAATGTTTTTTATGTGTAACGATACGTAACGTTACACAACTAAATTAGGATTTTTAAGAAAGAAGGTTGAATATGAGAGTGATTGTTGATGAAGGTATTCAAGGATTTAGTATAGAATGTGCATCAATACAAGATACCATTGAAAAAATACAAGATGTTATAGATGAAACCGTAACAGAGGTACATATAACAAAAAGAGCCACGCGTAGCGGTGGCCCTTGCAACACTAGAGATTATTTTTTAAATAGTCAGAATTACAGATAACATTTCTCCATGCAGCTATTCCGGTTAGTTCTGCAACAAAAATTCTGTCATTTGAATCAATTATTTTCGAAAGGAGAACGATATGGGTGTTTTATGTGGTATAGTCATAGCTTTGTTTGTCGGCGGTGCGGTGGCTGTGATAACAATAAGCTTATGCATGGCGGCAAATGATGGTGATGCAGAGCGGGAACGAATGGAGCAAGCTAATGAAATATTGAATCTGCGGCTTGAGAATGAGTATCTGCATATGTGGCAGGCAGAGGTACGGGAAAGCGTGGACAAGATGGAACCACCGGAAGGATTTCCACCGGTGTATTGTCATGCATACCGTGACGTAGTAGAGGAGATCAGGAGGATAGTAGAGTAAAAACACAGCATGATATCAGCTTAAAATGGAGGGACGAATAAAAATGCCGAATCCAAACCACAGCATCATGTGCCCTTTTTATGAAACACATGCAGGAAGAAGGCCATGGCAGTATACTGTGACATGTGAAAATATAAAAGATATGGGATTCGCAATAAGAAATCAATTAAGATTTCAAACGATGGAAGAACAGCAGATATTCATGGATATGTTTTGCTGTTCTTTTGACTATGTAGAATGCCCATATTATAAAGCAATCTATGAAAAATACAATAAAAGAGGTAAAAATGAGCGAGGGGGAAAAGAAAGACTAAAACCGGTATAATGAAATAAAAAAAGGAGATGAAAACGTGGGAGTATACCGGGGAAATGAATATACAGGCGGAGACGATATAAAAAAAATAAAATCATATCTGCTGATGCTGAATGAAGAACTAAGATATATTTTTAGTAATCTTGATCCAGAAGAGAATTATAGCGAGGATGCACTGAGAAAATACATAAAGAGCGGTGAGAATATCGCATATCTGGAGCTTACGGCAAAGAATCTTTTGATTAGTATGAAGGATGCGGAAGGAAATATATCAGTTTTGGAGCAAACCGCTAGTTCTCTAACAAGTCGGATCAGCAATGCAGAGGGAGAACTCAGTTCAGTTAAGCAAACCGCCAGTTCTCTAACAAGCCGGATCAGCAATGCAGAGGGAGAACTCAGTACAGTCCAGCAAACCGCAAGTTCCCTAACAAGCCGGATCAGCAATGCAGAGGGAGAACTCAGTACAGTCAAACAAACCGCAAGTTCCCTAACAAGCCGGATCAGCAATGCAGAGGGAGATATCAGTACAGTCGAACAAACCGCAAAGAAAATAAACTGGGTGATTGCTTCCGGATCATCCTCCTCTAATTTTACCCTGACGAGCCGCATGGCAAATCTTGTTGCAGAACAGATCGAACTTACTGGATATGTTACGTTTAATGATTTAAAACAATCAGGAAGCACAACGATTAATGGAAACAACATTAAAACAGGTGATATCGATGCCTCATTACTGAAAATAGGAGGGTCAAAGGTATTCGAGAGTGTGGGAGGGAAATTTAAGATCTATAAAGATTTCGTGCCATCCAGTATAAGCTTAAGCAACCTAAGTGTAAATTCCATATCAATTGTGAATGGACCTACGATACGGGGAAGTTATGGAGATTTGTCACTTGGAGTTACATACGGATACAGTAAGATTCCGTCAGGGGCAACGGATACCCAGATCGTAACAGCAATCAATCATATCATCGATTGGATAAAAAGAGTGGATTAGGAGAATTAGGGACATGAAAAAAATATATTTTACCATGGAGCAGATTACTATGCTGGTAAAGATACTGAACATGATAAAAGTGGAGGGAATAGAGCAGGCAAAGCTATTGTTTGCAGCAGGAAACATCATTGATGAAGGAAACGAAGTGGAGGAATCGGATGAAACTGGGGAAAGTGATAGAAACCGTCAATAAAATCAAAGGGCAGCAGTATGATACAGAAATCATCACAGACTGGATCAATGAAGTAGAAGGGCAGATCATAGAGGAGATTATTAATAGAGCTGATGGAGTTTCAGTAGATGTGAAACCGTATGATTATAAAAATGATATGGGAACAGAACTGGTCCTTGCAGATAACTTTAAAGATGTATATCTGAATTATGTATACGCAAAGATGGATTTTATCAATCAGGATACAGAACGCTATAACAATGATGTAGCTATGTTTAATGCAGCATATGACAGCTGCGCGGCGTGGTATCGAAGAACCCATATTCCAAAGCAGAAAAATAGTTTCAGAGGGATTTAAAGGAGGGCTTATGAGAAGACTGCCAGTTTTGACTATGAGCCCCAGAGAGTCAGAGATACGGATTACCTCTTTCCTGGGGATAAATAAAGGAACTGTGATCAGGGACAATGAATTTGCAGATATGAAAAACATGTCCTCGGAGTGCTATCCAGCGATAGCGACACGGAAAAAACGGGGAAAAATACAGAAGACAATAGAAAAGCCACATGGACTGTATTATAAAAATGGACTCGTTACGGCAGAAGGAACGGGTCTATATTACAATGGAGAAAAAGTAGCTGATGTAAGTGACACCGATAAAGTGATAACCGCTATGGGGGCCTGCTTAATTGTATTTCCGGATAAAATCGTTTATAACACGGACTCGAAAAAGCTGGAACCACTGGAAGCCACATGGAGTCAAAGCAGCAAGGCTAAGTTTGAACCAATTGTGACCGGATCGACCATGATAAAAGTATCCTGTACAGGGATTGGGAAGGCATTCGAAAAATTCGATGGGGTTGAAATGACCGGATGTACGAAGGAAGGATTCAATAAAACCTTTGTGATTCAGGATAAGGAAGAGGATTATATCCTGCTGATAGGGGATTTAACAGAACCTTTTGAACAGAATACGGGCATTACCATAAAACGGAAAGTACCGGATATGGATTTTCTATGTGAACATGATAACCGGTTATGGGGGTGTTCAAGTCAAAATCATGAGATCTATGCCTCTAAACTTGGGGATCCCAAAAACTGGAATGCATTTGAAGGAATCAGTACTGATTCTTATGCAGCGACAATCGGATCTGATGGAGATTTCACAGGCTGTGTTTCCTATCTTGGATATGTCATGTTTTTTAAGGAACAGGCTGTACATAAGATATACGGGAGTAAGCCATCAAATTATCAGGTTGTAACAACGGGGGTACAGGGAGTTGCTGCAAATTGCAGTAAAACAATTGCAATTGTAAATGAGACGTTATTTTATGCGACAAGAAGTGGAGTCTGCATCTTTAATGGAGCACAGCCGGAACGCATTTCGGATGCGCTTGGAGACAATGTTTACATGGAGGGGGCGGGAGGGGAATACGATAACCGGTATTATCTGTCGGTAAAGGACAAGAACGGGATAGATACCATGTATGTGTATGACATGAAACTAGGAGTCTGGATAAAAGAAGATGATACCAGGATTCAGTATTTCACAAAAGGGAATGGGGAATTGTACTGTATCAATCACAAGGGAGAACTGTTTACCGTAACGGGAGACCGGGATGAGCGGGTGGAATGGGAGCTGGAAACAGGGGAATTGACAGAAGGAAGCCTGGAACACAAAGTACTGAAAAGGCTGATTCTGCACATGGAACTGGAAGAACGTGCGGAGGCGGATATCTGGATCAAATATGATTCAGAAGACTGGATATTATTGAAGACAATACACCGGGAACAGTATGGGAGCCAGAAAATCCAGATCATACCAAGACGTTCACAGAGTTACCGGCTCCGGATTTGCGGAGGCGGAAGGGTAAAATTAATAGGAATTGAAAAAGTGGTAGGATATAGCACAGAAATGAGATAGGAGGAATCAAGATGGCAGTTGGAAGCATTGTAGATTACTTAAAAAAGACGGGAAAGAACAGTTCGTATTCAGAGCGGGAGAAGCTCGCCAAGGAATACGGAATAGAAGGGTACCGTGGAACAGCACAACAGAATACCCAGTTATTGCGCTATTTACAGGAAGGCCGGCCGGTAACCGGAGGGACAGGAAACAGCGGAGGCGGAACCAGTCAAGAAGGCCAGAAGGAAAGCAAGACCACCGCCTCATATCTGAGCGGATATAACTATCAGAAATATGCACCGTCAGAAAACGTCAACCATTATAAAGATATCTTAACAGGAGTGGAAGGGAATAAACCAGGAGCGTATGAGAGCCAGTATAAGGGGCAGATCGATGAGATCCTGGATACCATACTAAACCGGCCGAAATTTGATGAAAACAGCGTTTATGAAAGTGATTTGTATAAGAATTACAGAGAAAATTATATCCAGCAGGGGCAGCGTGCGATGAGAGACGCAACAGGAAATGCGGCAGGTCTTACCGGGGGATATGGATCGACCTATGCGGCAGCAGCTGGGCAGCAGGCATATGACAATTATTTGAGCCAGCTGAATGATAGGAGTATGGATATCTATGACCGGTTATACAATAAGTATCTGAATGAAGGGAATGAATTGTACAACCAGCTGGGAATCCTGAATAATCAGGACAGCCTGGATTATGGTAAATATCGAGATGAGATATCAGATTACCAGAATGAACGTGATTATTATAACAACAGGTATAATCAGGAATATGCAAATGATTTTGGAAGCTATCAGACTGATCTTGCAGCACAGCAATGGGCGGAGCAGTATGCATACCAGAAGCAGCAGGATGCGATTGCGAATGCCCATTGGCAGCAGCAATTTGACTGGCAGAAGCAGCAGGCGGCCATTGCCGCGGCGAAAAAGGCATCAAGTCCAACATCAGGTTCAAAAAACAAAGCAAGGGATGAAGAAAAACTTACCGTAGCGGAAGCGCAAAATTATTTATACAACGTTGCGCAGAAGAAGAATCTGAAAACAGCAAAATCAGAAATGGATAAATTGCTGAAAGCCGGTTTGATTGATGAATCAAAATGGGACAGTGATAAGTATCATTCAGCCTATGATGAATTACTGTATGCGCTGTCTATGATGGGGAGGAAGTAAAATGGCTGTAATGAATGAAAAAGTGGGAAGAATGCTAAAAAAAAGACAGGGGATAGAATCTGAATACAGCCAGGTATCCGAACCGGAGGCAGAATTCTCAACGCAGCAGTATAGGCCTTATCAAGGGAATTATGAGTGGGAATCCCCGATGAACCAAAAAGTACAGGATCTTCTTGAAAAGAGAGCTCCCAAGTGGTATGAACCTCATAAGGCAACAAAACAAATGAAAGACAACCGGCAGTATTCCTATTTCGGAAAAGAGTTGGAAGCGGGAAGCCCGGGGGAATTATATAAACTGGCGGAACAGTATGCGGAAAGCCGATACCGTGGAAGGACTACAGAGGAGGCTGACGCATGGAGAAAAGATCGTGAACTGGCAAATGCCATGGGAAATAAAATGGATCCGCCAAGGTATGGTGCTGCATATCTTCCCAGTTACCTTACAGGAGAAAGCAGGAATACATCGATGCCGTATGCAGCAGGGCCGCAGGCAGACATGGAGGAGAACAGGCGTAAGAAGACAGTGCCGGAAGATACCAAAAGAAAAGAGAATCTGCCTGGGACGATGCAGCAGGATTATAACCATCTATGGAACCTGGCCCATATACCGGAGTATGCCAACCGTACAGTGATGAGCAGGCCTGATTTTCAGGAGATATCAAAAGCGGGTGAGGAGATCAGCCCGCTTTTTAGCAGTAAGGAAGGGAAAAGCACATTTGATCTTTACAGAGAAGCACTTGGACTTTTGCAGGAAAGACAGCATAATCTTGCATACATGACAGATGACGAAAAAGCTATTTATAATTATAAGGTTGGAAAAGAGGGAAAGGATGCCGGAAGACGCTATCTGGAATCGATTTCCGATGAACTGAATCAGCGAAGCATCCATGCAGCTGATCCGCAAATACGGAATTACTCAAAAGAACATCCGATTCAGGGAGCAATTGCGAATCTTGGGATTTCACTCATGACGCCAGCCGGTTATGTAAAGGCTCTGAAAAAGAATGCGGATGGAAAAGAACTTGATCCATATGATCTCTCTTTTAGTCCGGCATACATGGAAAGAGCGGCGCGGGAAGGAATAAAAGAAAATACGGGAAGTCTGGGAGACTTCATGATTGATACAGGTCTGTCGATTGGCCAGACTGCGTTAAGATTACCGCTGGGGAATGCAGGCCTGGCGGTTGCGGCAGGAGGGGCCGGATCGGGAACGTTATTGGATTCACTTGAGAGGGGAGGGAGTGACAGCCAGGCACTCTTGAATGCCACATTTGCAGCAGGCGCCGAAGCATTTTTTGAAAAGTTTTCGTTAGAAGGCCTGGAACAATTAAAAACAGCTCCTGTAAAGTCCATGCGGGAATTTCTAAAAAACCTGGCAAAGCAATCTTTTACAGAAGGATCAGAAGAAGCATTTACCGAAATTGCCAATTCTTTAACGGATGAGATGGTAATGGGAGAGCTCTCGAATTATCATATGGCCCTGGATCAGTATCGTAAAAATGGCATGACAGAGAAAGAGGCCCGCGCTCGGGCATTTACCGATATTTTAAAAAATATTGGGTTGGCGGGTCTGGGAGGAGCTGTCTCCGGTGGAATGATGGGAGGAGGAACCATGGCATTGAATGGAATGAATTCCTACCGTGCGGATGCATCGGTGGGAAAGACACTTCACCCGGATTACCGGGACTATGCCGGTTCAATTGATACGGACGAAGAACATTTTAATTCCTATCAGGATTACCAGAGAGCGACTGAGCTGCAAAAGACGGCCGAGGAATATGCTGCGCGCCAGAGACAAGGGGAATTTATTACCAACCGGAAAAAAGGAGCTTATGATAGAGCACTGAATGAATATATTTCTGAGCTTGCGGAGCATCATGGCATGTTTGAAACCGGGACTGAAACCGGCATGGATCATTCTTATGAATCAGACCGAAAGGTAGATAAAATCAATTCGGACCAGGATCCTGTTATGGAACCAGTACAAAAATCAGTTCAGGGACCAGTGAAGGAACTGGAAACAGAGAACGAAAGACCATGGATTGAGCCGGAACGGATCCAAAATCCTGTTCCTATGGAAAGCCGGGGAACTGAATCCAGTTATGACATTTTGGAACCGTGGGCAGAAGTATACGGGGCGAAAGGGAAAAAAGCATTCAAGGAATCATACGATGGAAACGCAGGGATTGAGGCATACTATAAGGCATTTTCAAGATACTATAATGCCGGCCGCTATAACATGGACATGCAGGATGCGAAAACAATGTTTTCCACAGTTCTTACGCCGGATCAGGCAGCTGAAGCATATAAAGCGGGGGCTCAGGACCGGAACATTGAAATCGGATATGATCCTGAGACGGGGGAAATCAGAAACATGGTTCAGAAGGAACCGAAGACCGGAGGGCTGGTGGAAGCAGCGGTGGAAGCTACAGAGGCGCAGAAAAAGGCAGCTGAGGCGTTTGGAAAGCGAACTGGACTATCTTTTGTATTGGTTGATGATGTAGGGAGCGGTGCTGCTGCATCGTATGAAAAAGGAAAAGTGAAAATTTCGATCAACTCAAAGAATTTTAATGCTTCCATTTCCCATGAATTAACTCACTTTATTCAGGAGTATTCCCCTGATCTGTATACTCCATATCAGGATATCGCTGTCAAAGCCCTGACGCAGGCCGAGAACGTGTCTTTTGAAGATTTAATGGAGTCTTACAGCAGAAGCTATGAACGGGCAGGAAAACGGCTTTCGAGAGCGGAAATTATAGACGAAATCGTGGCAGATGCAACAGAAAAATTTTTCAATGATCCGGACTACGTAAATGAGATTGTCCATAGGAACCGGACATTGGGGGAAAAGATTCTGGCCTTTCTTAATGATATTGTGGATGCATTAAAGAGCCTTATGAAAACGGGAAGTGTGAGAAAGGCAGCAAAAGGACTTGAAGAGAACGTGGAGAGCTATACCAATGCCAGGAATATATGGATGGCAGCGTTAGAAGAGGCAGGAGACAGATATCAGTCAGGAATGGAAAAGGAGGGAATAAGCCAGGAAGAAACAGAATATCAGAAATTGCGTTATCAGCTGGAAGATATTGAGGATTATCAGGGGGTCTATTTAGAACTACTCTATGAAAATGAAGATCTTCGTGAGGGAATCCGGCTGATGCAGAAAGAATTTGAATTAACCGGAAAAGAAGAAATGCGTCAGGAAGACATTAAAAAGATAGCCAGGAACGTAGTGAAAACCTATCAGAGTACGGCCAACGTAGAAATGCTGGAAAGAAACCTCACAAAATTCTACGAAATAATAAGAAGTTCTGATCAGATCGATGGAAGAGAGGTTGCGGAAGTCGCGGCGGATATTGCCAGAAGTGTGTTGAAACAATCCAGACAGGTGGAAGAGGGACTGACACAGGCATACAAGGATTTGAGAAAGCAGATCCGTGAAACAAAAATAAAGATAACGGATCAGGATAAAGCGGATTTCATGGAAGATGGGGATTATAACGGGTTTCGAAAACGGTATTTCGGAAAAATGAAACTGGGAAAAGAAGGGATATCAATCGATAGTTTCTATGAGGAACTGTCTGACCAGCATCCGGAATTGTTTGACCGGAGCATCACCCATCCGGCAGACCGTTTGAAGCAGATTGGAAACGTGGTGGATCTGACACAGGAACAGATTGTGAACCCATATCACGCAAATATGGACGAAATGGCGTATCTGGTGGGACAGGAACTGATCAATAGTTATTTCGATGTAAGAAACCCGAAGCCGACCTTTGCGGATAAAAAAGCAGCTGAGATAGAACGGGTAAAGCGGGAATATAAAAAGAGACTGGATCATTTTAAGCAAAGCCGGATCGCCCAGTATGAGGCAGTGATAGGGGAGCAGAAGCGGGAAATGCGTGCAATAAGGGACGCTCATAAGCAGGAATTGATTGTACAGCAGCAGAAATTTTCACAGAAGATGCAGCAGCGCAGGGAATCAGAACGAATCAGGACCGCAAAGAAGCGTATTATCAAGGAAGTAAATACGATGAAGACGTGGCTGCTGAAACCAAATGATACGAAACACGTTCCCCAGGAACTGAGAGGTATCGTAGCCGGATTTTTGAGCAGCATTGATTATTCTTCCGATGACCCTCTTGTAAACCGATCCAGAGAGTGGGAAAAAACGAAACGTGCCATGGCATCAATTCGTGACAGTGGAATGATGATTGATGATGCAGGGAAAAGTCATTATATCGACATGGACCCAGATTTGATAGGCAGATTCGAGGAACTGACAAAGAAAGTGGAACATGTAGAAAAGCTGGATGACTTAGATGCATATTCCATGGAGGAGCTGCAAAAGGTTGTAATATCCATGAAAAAGGCACTGACAGAAGTGAATGAGCTAAAAAGCAATAAGAAATCAAGACAGGTAAGCTTACTGGCCGAAGAGGTGTTTCATGAGCTTGATTCCATGAAAGACAAGACAGAATATACAGGAGTATTCATGGGAACAGCAGACAAGCTTTTTAATTATGATATGCTTGATCCCTTGACGATGTTTGGAATCATGGGAGACGGAATGAAAAGTACCTATGATTCGCTTAGAAAAGGGTTTGACAAGAAAACGTTATTGATGAAAACGACACATGATTATATAAAAAACCTGATGAATGAAACAGGAATTTCGCAGCAGGAGATCCGAAAAATTGCGGGGAAGGATGCGGAGCCGGTGAAATTTAAGGTAACAGGAGGAACGATAAGCCTGACAATCCCACAGATTATGTCTCTCTACGAGTTGAATAAGAGAAATCAGGCGAGAGGCCATTTGTATGACCGTCAGGGAGGAATTAAACCACAGTCACGGGACCGGGGAATGAAAGTCGGAAAGGAAGGGATAGAGCCGGCAAAACGGGAAAAGAGCAGAAGATCGATTAAAGTGACAGAAGCGGACGTCATGCACATTACGAATACCCTGACAGCGGAACAAAAGGCGTTAGCAGACGGGATGCAGCGTTTCATGGGAAAAGAGATCGCAGCATGGGGAAATGAAGTATCAATGGAGCTGTATGGATATGAAAAATTTACGGCCAAGGACTATTTCCCGATTAAAGCGGATAAAAATTATCTGGTGTCTAAAGAAGGAACGGAAGAAAACCAGAGTATTAAACATTTAGGGATGACAAAAAGCGTCATCGAACATGCTCATAATCCGCTGATTATAGAGGATATCTTTGATGTATTTACCCGACAAGCGGATCAGATGAGTAGCTATCATGCTTATGTTGTGCCGCTGTCCGATCTGCATAAGGTCTATAACTATATGGATATGCGCGGGTTGAATGGCTCCACAATCAAAGAAGCGATTGACCGTAAATTTGGAAAAGAAGGAGGAAACTACATTGTAAAGCTGATTGAGGATATCAATGGAAGCGTGCATCAGGATCGGAGTATTGGTGAAAAATTCATGTCAAATATGAAAGCAGCTTCTGTAGCCGGGAACTTAAGAGTTGCAATCCAGCAGCCAACCGCATATGTAAGGGCAGCGATGGAGATTGATCCAAAGTACCTGGCGCGTGGTATGGCGACGATTACGGAAAAGGAACAATGGGAAAAGATCTGCCAATATGCCCCAATTGCACAGTGGAAAGAATGGGGATTTTACCGCATGGAGGTATCAAGACAGATGAAAGATATCATCATGGGTACAGACAGTAGAAAACAGCGTTTTGTGAATGCAACGATGATGCTGGCAGAGAAAGGAGATAAAATTGCATGGAACCGGTTGTGGAGGGCGTGTGAGTATGAGTGCATGGATCGGCACCCGGAACTTAAGAAAGGAACGGAAGAATTCTATGAGCAGGTTGGAGAGCGGTTTAGCGAAATTATAGATAAAACGCAGGTGGCAGATTCTGTTTTGCATCGGACACAGATCATGAGGAGCGAAAACGGATTTAATAAAATGGCAACCAGTTTTATGGCAGAACCGTTGAAAAATTATAATATGCTTTACCGTGCGGAGGCAGCAGTTGTCCAGAAGAAAACGGGAGCCAAGAAGCGTATGGTTAGAGCAGCAGGGGTATTTACAGCCAGTAATTTTATGACAGCAGCGGCAGCAGCGGTCATTGATGCCATGAGGGACGATGATAAAGATAAAAAGTGGATTGAAAAATACCAGGAGAATGTAAGAAGTAATTTTATTGATGGAATGAATCCGCTGACTTATATCCCGTATGTGAAAGATGTGACCTCAATTATACAGGGATATACCCCTGGAAGGGCAGACTTGTCGGCATTCCAAGATATTAAATATGCATTGGATAAAATAGAAAAGCTGTATCAGGGGGACAGCAAACTGACCCCGCAATATGTAATCCTATACACTGCGCAGGCATGCAGCAAATTAACTGGAATTCCAATAAAAAGTATTATGCGGGAAGCAGAAGGATTGATCAATACGGCGGTAAACGCAATGGATGGAAAAGCAGATTACGAATGGACAAAACAGAAATATGAAATTAGAAATAAAGAAAACCTGAAACGGTATGCAAAGATTATGCTGGAAGCGTATGAGGGAGGAAATGCAGGACTTGCGAAGGAGATCAAGGAGGATTTGAACCAGGCTGGAATTGATAACGAATCAATTTCCCGTAAATTGAATACGATAGTGAAATCAGAATTGATCAATGATACCATGGTAGATCCGGATGTAGACCGTGCAGCGGAAGCGTTGATGAAAATGGATGTTTTTGCTTATGAGGAGGCCTATGATAATCTGAAAAAAGCCGGGTATGCAGATAAGCTGATTAAGTCAGTGATAGAAAAGCGGGTGAGGCAGCTTTCCGGAGGAAAAGAGGCGGAAACCGATCCGGAAATAGAACGGAAGACAGAGCAGGAAGCGCTTTATGATGATATCCTGGATTCCGGGGAAGGCTCTTATGTAAGCAAATATACGCTGTCAGAGCTAAAGAACGCTGCTGATCTGTTTGATGGTACGGACATGAAAACAGAAAAGGCCTTCGAGACTGTTGCAGGGGAGATCCTGAAGGAGAAAATGGAGAAAGGGAAGACGAAAAAAGAAGCGGTATCAGAAATCCGTCAGGTATTAACTGGAAAGTATAAGCCGCTGTGGCAGCAGGGCAATGCGGCTGAAAAAGCAAAAATTATGGCAAAGGTGAAGCTATTTAAGGTAAACGGGGAGTATCTTTACCAAGGTTACGATTTTCGGAACTGGAGGGAAAAATAGAGAATAGCAGCAGGTAAAGCGTGTAAACGATAAGCGGGGAAAATCTCCCCGCTTTTTCAGCTTTCGCGTCATAGGTGCATCGATTACTGGAAAACAAGACAGATACGCGCGCACACGCGCGCGCGCGTATCTGTTAGAAGAAAGACCATTTTTTAATCAAAAGACGGTTGAAAAAACCATACAAAACCGGACAAAACTGGACAGTAAAATGAGGGTGGGGGAAAAGGAATGGTGCTTATGCTACACTCCAAAGAGAGGGGGTAAGACATGGCTAGGCAGCAGTGGAAGGAATGGACACAAAATAAAGAGAATTTATCCGTTCTGACTGCATGGGCCAGGGCTGGGTATAACGATGAGGAAATTGCAGACCGGATCGGGATCAGCCGGTCTACCCTGGCCGCATGGAAGAAAAAATATGAATCCGTGTCAGAAGCCCTGTATGCCGGAAAGGATTTTTCTAATGCATTGGTAGAACACAGCCTGTTTCAAAAGACCCAGGGATATGAAGTGACCGTAAAAAAGCCGGTTAAGCTGAAAAAAACCTATTACGATGAGACAGGAAGAAAGGAACGGGAGGAAGAGGTTATTGAATATGCAGAGGAAACAAAATATATCGAACCGGATATAAAAGCTATCATGTTTTGGCTGAAAAACAGGAAGCCGGATGAGTGGAAAGAAAAAGTGATTGAAAAAGACGGGGAGAATGAAGACGGTACCGGTGTGGTTGTTTTGACATCCACACAGATACAGGAATTGAAAGAAAGGATAGAGAATGAAGAAGATAGAGGAGAATAAAATCATATGGGCTCCGCAGGGAAGGCAGCAGCTAATGATGTCAAGAACGGAGTTTGAAGCTCTGTACGGAGGCGCAGCAGGGGGAGGAAAATCGGATTATTTGATTGCGGAGGCATTAAGGCAAGTTCATGTGCCATATTACAGGGCTATTATTTTCAGAAAAACAATCCCGGAACTGGAAGATTTAATCGGGCGGTCTCACGAACTGTATCAGAACGCATACCCCAAAGCAAAGTATAATGAGGTGAAACATGCATGGAGGTTTCCGAGTGGAGCAATCATCTATTTTGGAAATATGCAGCATACAAAAGACAAACTGAAATATCAGGGACGCCATTTTGATTTTGTAGGATTTGATGAATTAACACATTTTGCTGAGGAGGAATATGAATATCTCTTTTCCCGTGCGAGATCATCCGGACCTGGACTCAGGTGTTATATCCGTGCGACGGCCAACCCGGGAGGACCAGGTCATCCATGGGTAAAGGCCCGGTTTATCACGCCAGCCAAGCCAGAAACGAGAATGGTACAGAAGGTAAGCATAAAAGGGCCTGGAGGAAAGAACATAGAAATGGTAAGAGATCGTATTTTTATTCCAAGTTCTGTATTTGATAATCCGATTTTGCTGGAAAACAACCCGGATTATATCGCTTCCCTGGCGATGCTTCCAGAAGCAGAACGAAATGCGCTGCTTTATGGTGACTGGAACTCATTTGAGGGTCAGGTATTTACAGAATGGAAAGACGATCCGGAAAACTACGATACACAGCAGAACACCCATGTGATTGCGCCGTTCCGGATCCCAGACGGATGGGTGATTGGAAGAAGCTATGATTTCGGGTATGCAAAACCGTTTTCGGTCGGCTGGTACGCTATTGACTATAAAGGATGTATCTACCGGATCAGGGAGTTATATGGATGCGTAGCCGGGGAATGTAATAAGGGAATCAAGATCGATCCGGCTGAGCAGGCAAGGAGAATTAAGGAAATCGAAGAGACGGATGAAAATTTGAAAGGAAGAAAAATCGTAGGGATAGCGGACCCTTCCATCTTTGACAGGAGCCGTGGGGAATCCATTGCCGATATTATGGAAAAGGAAGGGGTCTACTGGTCCCCTGGTGATAACCATAGAATCGCCGGTAAAATGCAGTATCACTACCGCCTGGCGTTTGATGAAGGCGGACGGTCCATGTTCTATGTATTCCGGAATTGCAAAGAATTTATCAGGACGATACCGCAGCTGGTATATGATGATAAGAATGTAGAGGATATTGATACGACACAGGAAGATCATATCTATGATGAATGCCGATATTTTCTTATGGAACATATGATTGCACGCCGTAATCCGGTGAAAAAAACGGTCCAGTTGGAGGACCCTCTTGATTTATACAAAGAAGAACGGGAAAAAACATATCAAGTAATGAGAGTATAGGTGATGAGATGGAAGCAGAGGAGATCAGGAAAGAAGCAATTGGAAAAAAAGAAATAGAAGAAGCATTAGAGACGATGCTGAAATATAAGGATGCAAAAGCAAATTATACGACAAAGATTATTAATGCGGAGGAGTGGTGGAAAAGCAATCATTGGGAGAGGTTTGAAACTGGTAAAGAGAACCGGAATGATCCAAAACCAGTAAGTGGTTGGATGTTTAATTCCATTATTAATAAGCACGCGGATTTCATGGACAATATCCCGTGTCCTGCCATTCTTCCCCGTGAGAAGTCAGATGAGCAGGCTACAAATATCTTGACACAGGTAGTGCCGAAGGTGTTAGAGCAGAATCATTTTGAAGAGGCATATTCCGATTGCTGCTGGGATAAGTCCAAGATAGGAACAGGAATCTATGGGGTATTCTGGAACAAGGAAAAGGAACATGGCCTTGGGGATATCGAGATAAAGAAAGTTGACGTATTAAATATACACTGGCAGCCAGGTATAGAAGATATTCAAAAATCCAAGAATCTTTTTTCTGTGGATTTGCGTGACCGAGATGATCTGATTAATGAGTATCCGGAATTGAAAGAACAGCTTCTGGGACAGCAGATTATTTATAAGCCGGAATATATCTATGAAAGCAATATAGACACAACGGAAAAAGTTCAGGTGATTGACTGGTATTATAAAAAACGTACATGGGTAGAAACTGAAGGGGAGAAGGTAATCAAGGAAGTTCTGCATTACTGCAAGTTTGTGCCGGGAGTTTTATTATACGCTTCGGAAAATGATCCAGAACTGAAGGACAGGGGCTGGTATGACCATAGTATGTATCCTTTTGTATTTGACCGCCTTTTCCCAGAGAAAGGAATGCCGGTTGGTTTCGGATACATAGATATTATGGTAAATCCACAAGAATATGTGGATAAGCTGGATCAGGTGATCCTAAAAAATGCGGTTTTAAACAGACCAAGATATTTCATAAAGGATGCAGCGGGAATTAATGAAGAGGAATTTACGGATATCTCAAAGGATCTTGTACATACGACCTCAGATGTAGATGAAAGGAATTTGAGGCAAATAGAGCCTCCTAAAATGTCTGATATTGTAATAACAGCCAGGCAGGATAAGGTGGAGGAAATCAAAGAGACCTCAGGGAACCGTGATTTCTCACAGGGGAGCACCACATCGGGAGTGACGGCAGCTTCCGCAATCGCGGCATTGCAAGAAGCCGGAAGCAAGTTAAGCCGTGATATGATTCATGGGACGTATGCCGCATACAGTCAGGTTGTGATCATGGTGATTGAACTGATTCGCCAGTTTTATGATATGCCCAGATGTTACCGCATTACGGAACCGAACGGAACAGGAAACTACATTACATTTGATAATGGAATGATTCAGTCACAAACGCAGGTATTCATGGATCAGACGATCATGATTCGAAAGCCAGTCTTTGATATTAAGGTATCGGCACAGAAGGCTAGTCCATACAGCAGGATTGCAGCCAATGAACTTGCAAAAGAATTATATGGAATGGGGATCTTCAATCCGGAGAATGCGGACCAGGCACTGGCAGTATTAACCATTATGGATTTTGACAGAAAAGAAGAGGTAATAAAAAAGGTTTCCGAAAATAAAACTCTGTATGACCAGGTACAACAGCTGAAGATGGCAGTGCAGCAGATGGCCGGAGTCATCGCCCAGTCTACAGGGGATAACCGGCTGCAAACAGTTCTTCCGGCCGTATTAGGGACGGGAGAGATGCCTTCTGTTTCTGACGCAGGGGATACGAGGAGCCAGGAAGTGAATAGCCTGGGGGAAGGGGTGAAAAAAGAAAATAAGAGGGTACAAGACAGTCGGGAAAAGACAAGGCAGGCTACGCAGATCGGAGAATAAATGACAGTGATAAGAATGGAATATCAAGAAAAGGCAGGATATGTAATTAGCATCAGAGGACATGCGGGATATGGTGCTGCAAATCATCTTCCGCAAGGCTGTGACGTGGTGTGTGCAGCTATTTCCACCCTTGCGTGTACTTTGCTGGAAACCATAAGAATCATGGGGAGTTTAGGAAAATTGGATCTGATGGATAGCCAATGTGAATCAGGGGATATCAGGATTCGTGTGAAGGCGAAACGGGAGAGACAGGATGAACTAAAAACCACAATTCATACGATTTTTACCGGATTTCAAATGCTGAATGAAGAGTATCCGGCATTTGTAACGATAAGCAAATGAGGGTGGGGGAAAAGAAAATGCAGATATGATAAGCTACAGGAAACAGAACAGAAAGGAGACTATATGAAGCATAGAACAGTGATGACCTTAAACCTGTTTGATGGAGAAGGAGCGGGAGGAGCCGAAGGCACGGTGAGTGAAGGCTCTGCCACAGTGACAGAAGGGGAAGCAGGGGAAGGTCAGGAAGAAGCGCAGGGAGTCGGAGAGGAAGGAAACAAGAATCAAAAGACACCGAAAGAGAGGCAGAAGGAATTTGAAACCTTGATTGAAGGCGAATACAAGGATCTTTTTGATTCCAGGATTCATGAAGCAGTATCATTAAGAGATGCAGAGGCCGTAAGGCTGAACAGACAGCTTACCGAGTATGTACCGCTTATAAACCTTCTTTCGGAGCATTTCGGAGTGAAGAGCGGGAATGTGGAAGATATTATCAAGGCGATAGAAGATGATAATGACTTCTACGAATCAGCAGCATTAAAAGAAGGGCTGTCAGTCGAGCAGTACAAAAATATGCTAAAAATGAAGGCAGAAAACAGCCAATTAATCGAGATGCAGCGAAGGAGCGAACAGATCCGTCAAAGAGATCTGGCCTGGGCGAGATGGGACCGGGAAGCGGGAGAATGCAGAAAGCATTTTCCAGAATTTAATATGGAAAAAGAGTTACAGAATCCGGGCTTTATTCAGCTTTTAGGCGCCGGATGGGATGTGGAAGGCGCTTATAAAGCAGTCCATCATGATGAGATCGTCAGCGGAATCATGGTACAGACTGAAAAAAGTACGAAGAAGCAGGTGGCAGACACCATACGGTCCGGGTATTCCCGGCCAACCGAAAACCAGATTGCAGGAAATGCGGCTTCAACATCGAAAATAGATGTAAGCAAAATGAGCAATGAGGAGATGCTTGAACTGATTAAGAGAGCCAGAAGCGGAGAAATTATAAGCTTATAGGGGACAAGCGGGGCCGGCAAGTGAATATTGCAGAAAAAGAATCACTGATAGTAGGAGGAAAAACCATGCAGAAATATAAAATAAATTTGAGACTTTTTGAAACATCTATGAATACAAACGTTACCACGGATGGTGGATTATCCGTAGAGATGAAAACGTTCTATGACAAAAATCTGTTAAGAAACGCAGAACCAAACCTGGTGCATGATCAGTTTGCACAGGAAAGAGATATTCCCAAAAACGGAGGAAAGAAAATCGAATTCAGAAAATACGATGCTCTTGGGAAAGCACTGACTCCATTAACTGAGGGAGTGACACCGAATGGAAAGAAACTGAGCGTTACCAATCTGGAGGCGGAGGTAAAGCAGTACGGAGATTATGTATCCCTGTCTGATGTACTGACCATGACCTCCATAGATAATAATATTATCGAAGCCGGTAACCTAATTGGGGCGCAAGCTGGGGAGACCCTGGATACGATTTCAAGGGAAGTATTAAATGCGGGAACCAATGTCCAGTATGCAGAAGGACAGGTGAGCGTACGAACGGAAATAACATCTGAAATGAAACTGACTGTAAAGGCGATTAAACTTGCAGCCAGATTTTTAAGAGTGCAGAATGCTCCTAAAATCGATGGAAGCTACTTCGCGATTATTCATCCTGATTGCGCGTATGATATCAAAAACGATCCGGATTTTATCAGTGTCGTGAAATATAAAAACCCTGAAAGAATCTATAAAGGAGAAATCGGAGAGCTGGACGGGGTGCGCTTTGTAGAAACGACGGAGGCGAAGAAATTTGCAAGTGCCGGAAAAGAAAACGTGGACGTCTACTCCACTCTTGTGATGGGAGCCAACGCCTATGGAACAACAAAAGTAGAAGGCGGAGGTTTGCAGACAATTATTAAACAGCTGGGATCCGGAGGAACTGCTGATCCGTTAAACCAGAGGGCAACAATCGGGTGGAAAGCGATGAAAGTAACTGAAATCCTGTCGCAGCAGTATATGATAAGAATTGAGAGTGCATCGACATTTAACGATCATAAAGCAAACTAAAGGAGGAAGAAATATGGCAGCGAGAGCAGAAAAGAATGAGGCTATAAAAGAGAACGGGACTGTAAAAGAGAACATGGAAGCAGGAGGAAGGGAAGCCTCCGGAGATACGCGAGATCTGGTAAAGTTCCGCCTGTTTAAAGACAATGATAAATATAGTGCTCCCGTGTTTGTAGGGGTAAATGGTGTGGGGTATCTGGTAAAACGCGGAGAAGAGGTAGAAATGCCGAGATCAGTATATGAGGTACTGAAAAACTCGGAGGACCAGGTCTCCGAGGCAGGAAAAATTATGAAAGAGGCAGAATACTCAGAATAAAAGAGGGGTATAAGGTATGATTACTGTAAGCGGGAGAGAGCTGATAATCCCTATTGATGAAAGGCAGATAGGAACAACCTATGATAATAACTCGGAAGTAAAGTTATTCTATATTGACCGGCTGCATCGTGGAATTGATATCAGTGATTTAACCTTTCGCCTGGATCTGGAATATAAAGGAGAACAAAAGGATACCTGTATTATCGATAAAACCGTTAGCGATCAGGGCATTCTATTAAGCTGGAGTGTATCGGACAATGCTTTGCGTGACATTGGAACGGTATGGATATCCCTGCGTGGTTTTAACGGCGACGGGGAGGTAAAATGGGCGACAAACAAGGGCGCATTTTATGTTGGTGATACAGTAAATACACCCGGTACATACAGTGGAGGCTTAACAGAGCTGGAGCAGTTGGAAAAAAAGATTGAGGAGAAAATAAGCGAAACCGGTCAGGCAGCAGACCGGGCGACGCTCTCCGCGAATCAGGCGGATGCGGCCGCCACAAGAGCTAATCAAGCCGCTACAGGAGTGGAAGCGGCAATCACGAGAGCCAATCAGGCGGCCGTAGGTGTAGAGGAGGCCATAGACAGGGCGAACACGGCGGCCGGAACGGTAGAGCAGGCAGTGATTAATGCGAATACAGCAGCTCAGGGGGCAAATGCCGCCGCAGGAACTATAAATACAGTGAAGGAACAGGCGCAAGCAGCAGCGGAAGCAGCGAATGCGGCCAAGTCAAGAGCGGATACGGCAGCTGCGAACGCCTCCAGTAAAGCGGAAACGGCGAATCTTGCAGCACAGGCAGCCAATGCAGCAAAGACAAATGCGGAATCGGCAGCGGAAGCAGCGAATGCGGCTAAATCGAGAGCAGATACAGCTGCTACGAATGCGGACAGCAAAGCGGAAGCAGCGAACAATGCGGCCCAGAGTGCAAACTCTGCCGCAGAAACCGTAAACACAGCCAAGGAACAGGCGAAAGCGGCAGCAGAAGCGGCAAACGTTGCGGCACAGGCGGCCAATGCAGCGAAAATAAATGCAGATACGGCAACCCAGGCAGCCAATACGGCAGCAGGTAATGCAAATGGAAAAGCAACATTGGCAAATGAAAAAGCTGCGTATGCACAGACACAGGGTGACTATGCAAAGGCACAGGGAGAGGCGGCACATGAGGCAGCGAGCGGAGACGCTTCCGACCGAACGGTAAATACCTTTGATGCCGTAACAGATGAATTTCCTGTTATAGGAAATGGAAAGAAACTGAGAAACTTATTTGGGACATTAAAGAAATTCTGTGAGGATTTTAATAATATAAGAAACGGTCTTATTACGGTGGGAAAGTTGATAAATGATGGCCTCTGCACGGAAGAAGGCTATGCACTGGATGCACGTTTTGGAAAAATTTTAAAAGATCAGCTTGATAAGCAAAATAGTGATTTAGCCAGCATAACTGGATTAATTGTCAAAGATATTACATTAAACCCTGGTTATGCCATCTATGGAACATGGGCCACCCGGATCATAAAAGATAAATCTTCAGGGATATGTGTTATCAATCTGGCAATAAGAAAAGCTGATAATAGTGTAATTAATACAAACACTTATGTTGATATCGGTATTTTACCTGATGGGTTCCTTCCTATATATCCAACAGGCGCATCAGGCATAGGTGAAGAGCCCGGTGCGATAAACCACCCTGTCGGAATAATACTTTTTGAAGGAAAAATCAAAGCAACTACATATGGAGAAAACACAAGAAATATAATTGCAAGCTTTTCATATTCAACAAATTAAATGATCAATTAGCAGGGAATTTCTTCCATCCATGAACATTTCCGCTATCAACACTATGAATAAAAAAGTAACTTTGTCCTTGAACAAAGGCCACTACCGTTTGATAGTTAGAATAATCGCCATACACAAAGGCAAATCCAGCAGTATTATATGTAAGTCCTGCTTTGAAGGGTGTATTTAACGTATCAACATCCCAGCGGAGAAAAACAGGGCCATCACTAGGAGCCATAAGATTACTTGAGTAGACTGCTTTTGCTAAATCACTATTTAAATGAATAAGAAACTCGTTAATCAGAGCTGAAAGGCTCTTATTTTTATACCCGGAAGGGAGAAAGGAGTCCGTACATGAAGGACACTATGATCTTAAAAAATGGAACTATTATTGAACTGGAGGCAGGCGCAAGCCTGGGAGCCTTACAGGTGGCGGCGGCAAACCGGGCGGCCATGGTAACGACCTGGGAGGCGCTGACTCCTGACAATCTCACAGCAGTGCAGATTAAGAATGGTGATGGGTTAGTGGTAGGCAATTATACTAACCTTGTACTTGTGTCTGAAACGTCCATGGTGGCCGCAGATGGTACGGTGCTTACAACGTATAATCTACGTGAGAAAAACGACGAGGAAAAGCGCCTGGACGCCCTGGAGGAAGGAAAGGCGGTACAGGACGGGGCAATTAATGATCTTGGTGAAGTGGTTGGAACACTAGCAGAAGGAGGTATGATTTAATGGGAGCATTTTACGGAACGCGGATTAGACATTGTATTATTACAATCGATGATGTACCCAACTTTTGGAGGCCGAAAACAGAATCGTGGTTGAAAGAAAATCCGGAATAACTGACGGGAGAATGGCATGTACATAACTACAAACACAATCATTACGGCAGCCAGTGTGATCAGCGCGCTGGTTGTCATATTTTCAGCCCTTTTTGCAGTATACAGATGGTATCTCAAACAGGGAAAGCAGGATCAGGAAATTAAAAATATCAAAGACGAACAGTGCCTTCTTGTTTATGGGGTTCTGGCCTGTTTGAAGGGAATGAAGGAACAGGGCTGCAATGGTCCGGTGACAGAAGCCATTAACAAGATAGAAAAGCATATCAATCAACAGGCTCATGAGTGAGCGGAAAGAGAGGATTAATTATGGATTTAGGAATTGCAAGTGTAGCAGGTATCACAGCGCTGTGTTATTTGGCCGCTATGGCGGTTAAAGCGACGGCGGTGGACAATAAGTGGCTGCCGGTAATTTGCGGCGTTATTGGGGCAATCCTGGGCGTTGCAGGCATGTACACGATGCCCGAC